AGATACTGACTTTGCTGCAGGTATAGACAAACTGCGAGCATTGACCGCTAGAGGTGAGATAGGCGGTCCGACCCAAGAGGTACCACCTTTTGACGAGTTCTCCTTAAAGTATCTTGGTGTACAGGTATTCCCACATCAACGCCATTGGATTGATTTATTAGAATCCAGACAGCCTACGGAAGTACACCCTTCAATCATTTACGAGCCAGGGGATAAAGACCTGCTCATTGTAAACACTCCCCCCGAACATGCTAAGTCTACAACTATCACAGTCAACTATGCTGTTTACCGAATTTGCCAAAACCCTAACATCCGAATCATGGTTGTTTCTAAGACCCAGGCTATGGCGCAAAAGTTCCTGCTCTCCATCAAGAACAGACTCACCCATCCTCGTTATCAGGACTTACACCTCGCCTTTGGACCTCCAGGCGGATTTGAAAAGAACTCTGATTCGTGGAAGCAGGACTTAATTTACCTATCATCAGATGCTCGTGACTCTGGTGAAAAAGACCCAACGGTTCAAGCCATTGGTATTCGTGGACATATCTACGGTGCCCGTGCTGACCTAATTATCATGGATGACTGTGTTGACCATACCAACGCCCATGAGTACGAAAAACAGATTGACTGGATTCAATCAGAAGTTATGTCCCGTATAGATAACGATGGCGGAAAATTACTGGTAGTGGGCACAAGATTACGCCCCAAGGATTTATATTCCGAACTCCGTGACCCCATGCGTTATCCAGATGAAACTTCTCCTTGGACTTATTTCGCTCAACCTGCGGTATTGGAGTTTACCGATGACCCTACTGATTGGGTTACTCTTTGGGCAAAGACGAATATGCCCCCAGTGTCTGGTAATGGTACTCCAGATTCTGAGGGACTCTACGACAAGTGGACAGGCACGGCGCTCAATCGTAAACGAAGTCGCATGTCACCCAACTTGTGGGCGATGGTTTATCAGCAACAACAGGTACATGAAGATAGCGCTTTCCCACAGGATGCGGTTAAAGGCGTTATTAACGGTGCTCGCAACATTGGCATCATCCCGAAGAATAAGGCAGGCAACAGACTTGCTGGGATGGATGGGCTTGTGGTGGTTGCTGGGCTTGACCCCGCCATGGCTGGGCATACCGCTGCTGTCTGTATTGGTGTGGATGTTTCTACTCAAAAGAGATATGTGTTGGATGTGTCTAACAAACAAGGCATGAAGCCTGATGAGATAAGAGAATTGATTAAAGACTGGACAGATAAATACAAAATCTCTGAGTGGCGTGTTGAAAAAAATGCATTTCAAGCGATGTTAACTCAGGACCGTGAGGTACGAGAATACCTACAAGCGAGGGGTGCGATACTAAAGGAACACCATACTGGAAACAATAAGTGGGATACCGACTTCGGTGTCGCATCCCTTACTACATTGTTTCATGGTTATGAAGAAGGCTTAAACCTTATTGAGTTCCCATCAACGCATCAATCAGAAGGATTAAAGGCTCTTATTGAGCAACTGGTTACTTGGTATCCAGAAGCACCAAGAGGACAAAAGACAGACTGTGTTATGGCACTTTGGTTTACTGAACTAGCCTGCCGAGATAGAGTTTCAACTGCAAGTAATTTTGCTCGCAACCATAGTTACACAAATATGTTTCAAACTAGATATGACAGAAGCCAGCAAGTCACCGTTAACTTGAGTGATTACGCATACAACTAAGATAGGAGGTGAACATGGCACTTACCGTTGAAGAAATTAAGAACTATTATGACCGCTATCGCCGTATGTACGATGACCGTGACCAGCGCATGAATCAAGTTCTCCAAGTTCGTCAAGGCAAGATGCGAGATGTTTACCCAGACCTTTTCCCCGATGGTCCCTTTGAGAATCCTATCGTGGCAAATATGGTGGATATTGCAGCCCGTGATATTGCGGAAGTAATTGCACCACTACCAGCATTTGGATGTACTTCTACATCTATGGTTTCAGAAACAGCCCGTAAGAAGTCTGATAAGCGTGGCGAAATTGTTAATGGAATTGTTAACTTCTCGGACTTACAATCACAGATGTTTAATGCTGCAGACCGCTATGTTACCTATGGATTTGTTCCAGCACAGGTTGAAATTGATATTGATGAGAACATGCCTCGCATTAGATTCTTTGATTCATTAGGAAGTTACCCAGTTATTGACCGTTATGGTCGTGTAACTATGTTCTTCCAACGCATGATGAAGCCAACAGAAGAACTAATGGCTAAGTATCCAGAGGTTGCTCACCTTATTTACGATAAAAATAATACTTCAACCATCTCTGAGATTGTTCGTTTCCATGATAAGGACCAAGATGTTCTATTCATGCCTAATAAAAACAACTTAGTATTAGATAAAGCACCTAACCTAATGGGTGAGTGCTTAATTCGTGTAGTGCAAAGACCTTCATTAGATGACCAGTCCCGTGGTCAGTTTGATGATGTACTTGCTATTCAAGTTGCTAAGGCACGCTATGCGCTACTTTCACTTGAAGCAGCAACTAAAGCAGTACAGGCACCGATTGCGATGCCGCTGGATAGTCAGGAGTTAGCCCTTGGACCTGATGCAATTATGCGTTCCTCCAAACCTAATGAAATTCGTAGAGTCCCACTTGAACTTCCAGGAAATGTGTTCGCTCAGTCACAAGTTCTTGAGCAAGAACTCCGTCTAGGTTCTCGTTTTCCAGATGCCCGAACAGGTAATATTGATGCTTCAATCATTACTGGTCAGGGTGTTAAGGCTCTTATGGGTGGTTTTGATACACAAATCAAGACTGCACACGCTATGTTTGCCCGTACATTTACAGAATTGTTGGCTTTAGCGTTAAGAGTTGATGAAAAAGTATTTGGTGATATAGAAAAAGAACTCAAAGGTGTACACAACGGTACCCCTTATAGTGTTAAATATAAACCAAGTCGTGATATTAACGGTGATTACACCGTAGATGTTCAATATGGACTCATGGCAGGACTTGACCCTAACCGTGCATTGGTCTTTGGACTACAAGCACGAGGTGATAAGTTAATTTCTCGTGACTTCTTACGCCGACAAATGCCTTTCTCTTTCAATGCGACACAAGAAGAACAAAAAGTTGAAACAGAAGAACTCCGTGATGCTATGAAACAAGCAATCGCTTCTTATGCACAAGCAATACCTGCCCTTGCAAGTCAAGGACAAGACCCATCCGACATCCTACGCAAACTTTCGTATGTCATTAGTGCTCGCCAAAAAGGAACTGCTATTGAAATAGCAATCCAAGAGGCGTTCCAACCACAGAATCCCACACCTGCTGCAGCCCCAGGCTCAGTAAGTCCCGAATCTATGGGCATGTCTAGTGAGAGCGCAGCAGGTGGCGGGCAACTTCCAATGGGCATGAGCGAAACTGGTCTTATGCAAGGAATTGCTCCTGGACAAATTGCTCCAGGTGGTCGCCCCGATGTTCAATCACTTCTCGCTGGTTTAAGTAGCCGTGGAGATGCAAATTTACAAGCAACAGTCGCACGCAGAGTGCCTATCGGATAGGGAAGGAGATAACCATGGCAAATACAAGTACAGCAAAGTATCCAAATAACCAACCTAGTAATGGCAGCAAGCCTGCTAATCAGGGCGGTGCAGGAAAAGCAAATGTAGCAGGACCTGTTAACGCTGGTGTGCCTAAGGCTTCTAAGCCTGCAGCATCAACCACAATGTTTTCAAAGCAACCATCAGGTACAAGAGGCTCAAAGTAAGTCTTAAACCTGAGCAAGTTTAAAAACTGCTCAATAATTTTAAATACTGACCTTAAATGGAAAGGAGATGCACATGGCATCAGGAGGCAACCGCCCAACTGCAGGACAAAACAACTATGCTGTTTCAGCAACAGGTGGCAGTGGTAATGGCGGAACACAAGCAGCGCAAGCGATGACTGGTGGAGCCTATGGCGAGAATCAAGCCATGATGGAAATGCAAACATCAGCGCCAATGAACGCTTCTCCAACCTATGCAGCAACTCCTTCTATGGGTCGCCCACAATCAGCCCCAACTGGACAACAAATTGTTCCATTAGATGCACCAACACAACGCCCTGATGAACCAGTTACTACTGGTATTGATGCAGGAGCAGGTGCTGGTAGCGAAGTTATGTACGCAAATGACCGAACTCTGGCAACAGAGGACCGTCAGCGCATGATTACTGCATTGCCAACTCTTTCAATTCTTGCAGAATCTCCTTCCGCCTCTAACGCCTTCCGCAATTATGTTCGTTATTTGCGGAGCGTTCTTTAATGACATTTTTAGATAACCTTGGAAATTTTGCAAGCAACCAATTAAAACAAATAACTAATGAAGTTGGTTGGACTGCGCTAGGAAATGATATTGCATCTATTACAACCAATGATAAATCTTGGACAGGGGATGCATTTCAAATAGCAGGAGATTTATTTAAAGGTTCTCTTGCTTTTACTACTTATGCACCCCGTAAGATTTTAGGTGCAGCATTTAACGATGTTCTTCTTCCAGTTGCTCGTACTTCTTACAATGTTGGTGGTAAATATGTTCGTGAACCACTATCTGCAGGATTACTTGGTTTAGCAACTAGGGATTGGCAAGAGTCTTGGAATCAGCGTGGGGACATTTCCGCTGGTCAGGCTGCTGCATATCTACAATCACGCTTTGACCCAACTAAGTCAGCGCTTCGCATGGAATTTAATATTTTTGACCCAAATGACCGCAAAGTTTTTGATACTAACTGGGAATATCGCACACTATCAGGTGCCTATGACACCTTCTTTACAACAGTTACTGACCCACTAGGCAAGGTTGGTAAGGCTGCACAACTTGCTCGTAAGGCTCTAGTTTTACAGCCATTAGGTGCAACCGATGCAGGTGTAAGACAATTAACTAAAGATTTCTTAATACCAAAAAGCACACGCAATGTAACTATCCTTTCACCACAAACCCTTGCCACAAGAATTGATGAGGGTCGTGATGTAAATGGTGGACTTTACAATAGCATGGAGTGGTTTGCTAAAAACGATAAGTTAGCAATCCGTAATCACCCTATGGTTACCGCATCTAATGATGCCGATACCCTTGCTTACCTACTTGGCGAAGTAAGAACCACAGATGATGTAGCAGATGTGCTACTTGCTACTGCAGTTAAAGACACAGAGGCTATGGCTCGTCTAGTTGCAAAGCGTAAAGACATGGCTTTTGTTATGGATAAATTAAAGCCAGTATCTCAACTTGATAAGCAAGTTATTGACAATATTCCAACCAATGGAATTGTTGATGATGTAAATGTCCTTGATGCTGCTGCAGCACATGTTGATAATGCCATGAACGACCCTTATATTAAGTATTTAACAGGTTTAAACGCAAAAGGTCTTGATTTAACTAAGCGTACATTTGGTACTGCAGCAGCCCAGCGTGGTGCTATTCGCTCTGCTGAACGCCAAACATCTCGTGCATTAGGTGAAACACCATCACCAACTTCATACCCAACGCTTGGTATCTTTCAACCAACTAAGTACCACCCAGTGGTAGCAGTAGTTAATTTTGCAGAACGATGGGCTGGAGAACGCCCTGCTGGTTATTTTAACGCCAACGATTCTGATTCATTTAATGAAATAAAAGCAATGGGTGGCATGCTTCGCCGT